TCTACCATAACTATCTATCCAATGCAAAACATCAGAGCAGATTCTTATCTGGAACCATTTCCACATATAATATTTCATAATTTTTATAATGAGGAAGAGTTAGAATTAATTTGGGAAGAACTAAATTTCTATACAAAACCAGGTAAATTAGTAGAAACAAAAGATTATGGTGGAGTAGTAGGATATACAAATGCTAAGGCATTATGGTTAGATAAATTATATGGAACTAAGTATAGAGACGTATCTAATATTCTTCAGGTAAATAGAAAGGTTTTTGAAAAAGAGATATTAGAATCATTTTCTAATGTACATGCTTGTTGTTCTATTGCAGCAACATGTAACCATGATAGTACAAAGGTAAGATATTACCATGATGGTGATAAATATGATCCTCATGTAGATTCTACTATACAATTTCTTGGTTTTTCATATTTTTATAGAGAACCTAAGAGATTTGAAGGTGGAGAACTTTTCTTTCCTGATTATGATTATACATATTCTTGTGATAACAATTCATTGATAATGATGCCTGGTTGGGTAAGGCATGGTGTTACTGAAATCAAGATCAAAGACTCAGACTATTTTCAAGGGTTTGGAAGGTATGCTATCACCAGTTTTTTCAGTAATAAAGAAAAGGAATAAATAACTAAAAATCTCATAACATAATGGCGAGTATTAATAAAAGTTTTAACTTCAGACATGGTGTGCAAGTCGATGATAAAGACTTCACAGTTAGAGGTAGTCTGGTGGGGATAGGAACTACAGTTCCTACTGAGAAATTAGACGTTAGAGGTAATGCAGTTGTAAGTGGGTTTACATCATCAGTTTACTTGAATGTAAGTGGAGTTTCTACTTTTATTGGTCATGTTAATGCTTCTACTGTTGGTGCATCTGGTTCAATAACTGCTGCATATCTTTATGGTGATGGATCAAATTTAACTCAATTACCTACATCCCAATGGGTTGATGTTGACGTAGGATTAGGATATACAAGTATATACAATAATGGAGGAAATGTGGGTGTGGGAACCACAGATCCTAGACATAGTATGCAAGTTGGTGGAGATCCAACATTTGGAAGTACTGGAGTAGGAATACATTCTGCGGGTAATGTTCATGCAACTGGTGTAATTACAGCAACTACATTTGTAGGAGAACTTGATTCTGCATCATTAGATACTAATCCATCAGGTATTACTGTTACTGGTGTAGCAACCGCAGCATCATTTAGTGGTAATTTTGTTGGTAATATTACTGGTAACGTAACTGGTAATGTTAATTCAACTACTTTAGATTCTTCTAAATTAAGTGTTACTGGTATTACTACATTTAATGATGATGTAAGATTTAAAGGTGCTAATGCTGGTGTTACATCTGCTTTCTGGGATAAGTCAGCAAATTCATTAAAGTTTAAAGATGAATCAAAGACTGTCTTTGGTGATGGAGGTGATTTAGAAATATCTCATACTAATTCTCTTAAAGATCAAGTTGATTCTAATGGAGATTCAATTTGTGATGGTAGAACCACATATATTAAGGAGAATGGTGCAGGAGGATTAGTATTTAAAACAGATGGTTCTGATGGACCAGGTGCATATCAATTCTTCGATCAAGGTTGGAAACCCATACTTAAATTACATAGTGGGGCAAACTCAAGAGTAATTTTATATCATGTTGGAACACAGAGATTAATTACTACTGATAAGGGTATTAATATAACATCTCAACTAGATGTTGTTAATGTAAATGTAAGTGGTGTTGTAACTGCTACATCATTTACTGGTAACATAACTGGTGCAGTAACAGGTAATGTAACTGGAAATTTAACTGGTGATGTAACAGCAAATGGTATTGGAGTTACGAGTTTAAATGTAAGTGGAGTATCCACACTTACAGGGAATGTTAATGTTAGTGGAAACATAGATGTTGATGGTCTTACAGAGTTAGATGATGTACAAGTTGCAGGTGCTTCTAGTATTACAGGTGCAGTCACAGTTGGTGGAAACATTCGAGGTGATGGTAAACTTGGAATAGGTACTTCTCCACAGACAGATATACAGGTTCAAAATGCAGCAGAGTCAGCAATAGTACTAGGTAGAAGTCATTCTATTACAGGTACTAATGCTTCCATAAGATTTGGAACTTCTAATGCTTCATTCCCATATTCTGCTCACACCCCCGAATCATTAGATATTATTAACTATGGTAAGGGTAATGTAAACTTCTATCTTGAAGCAGGGACTACTGGACTAGGAACTGGTGGATTCTACTGGCATAGAAGAACGAGTTTTGACCAGTTAATGGCATTGACTTATGGTGGTCAATTAGGTATAGGTGTTACTGTTCCTGATAATACACTCCATGTAGTAGGAACATCAACAGTTACAGATAATGCTTGGTTTGGATTAAATGTAAATATAAAGAATAATCTATCAGTTGTAGGAGTTCTTACCGCAGGATCATTAGTTGTTCCTAGCATGAGTACACAATTAACAGGAAATGTTAATGCGACAACTGGAGTATCTACATTTAAGGGATTAAAAACAACTGGACAAGTTTCATTTGATGTTATTACAGGATCTAGTAATGATGCAGGAGTTGGAATTGGAACTACTGCTAGTGGAAATGCACTTACAGTTGGTACATCCCCTGCTGCTAATGGACAATCATTCTTTACTGGTGGTGGAAGACTTTGCTTAAATTCTAACACCATAATGCCAGCGATAAATCTTGATGTTCGTTCGGGAAGGGCAATTTTCCAAGGTATAGGTGTTGGTAACACTAATCCAGATGCAGGTGCAGATTTTGGTAATTGTGGTTATACTACATCAAGACACATGATACTTCCTAAAGTTACAACAACTCAGAGAAATGCTCTTAATGCTGTTACTAATGGATCTATCATATACAATACCAGTACCAATAAGTTCCAAGGTCGTGCTAATGGTGCATGGGTAGATCTACACTAAATGAAAATCTTGCAACTTATACATACCTTTGTATGGTTGCAAGGCAAACTCTATAAAATTTTAAGTTATCTAAAGGGATGAAATTAAAAAGACCACTCATACATTTGAGACTGGATCAATGCAAATTCTTCTACTGGGATCCACGCATAGATCCGAGAGAACCAGATTACGATCCAGACTTTGATCCAGATAAAAAACCGTCACATGACCCCTTGAAGGGGTCTTTTTTATGCTATAATATATTCATACAATAAAAGAGCATACATGCAGTTACGTCCCCATCAAGAAGAAGCATTGGAAGCATTAGCAAGAAATTCTAAGGGGCAAGTCATCGTACCTACAGGCGGTGGTAAGACTCTTATTGCTATTCAAGATCTCAAGAGACAGATTGAGCAAGCAGATTATAGAAGAACATTTGTTGTAGTTGCACCTCGTATTCTACTAGCAAATCAGTTAAGTGCAGAGTTCCTAGAGTTCATTACTAATGTTAATGTACTACATGTTCACTCAGGGGAGACACATCATATTAGTACTACAAAAACAGAGAAGATAAAATCATTTTGTATCTATCCCTTACATTTACATACAATTATATTCACTACATATCATTCTTTACATAAAGTACAGGAAGCAGATATAAATGTTGATACAATATACTTTGATGAAGCACATAACTCAGTTCAAAGAAACTTTATTCAATCAGTAGAACATTTCTCATTAAATGCAGAAAGATCTTATTTCTTTACTGCTACACCTAAGCATAGTTTAACACCTATGAAAGTGGGTATGAATGAACCTGATATATTTGGTAATGTTATTTGTAATGTTCCTGCACCTAAGTTAGTAGAGCAAGGTCATATACTACCACCTAAAGTTAAGGTGTATAAGAGTGATATAAGAAAGAAGGATGAGATAACATTTGATGTAGAATGTAATCAGATCATGGATAATATTGATGACCACAATACTAAGAAGATCCTAGTATGTGCTAAGTCAACTAAACAAATACAAGGACTAATACGTTATGCTAAGTTTGTTGATGAATTATCATGGAGGGGTTATTCTTGCATGTATATCACATCTAAGACTGGTGCAGTTATAGATGGTGAGAAAGTAAGTAGGGATGAGTTCTTTAATGTATTGAGTGCATGGGGTAAGGATGATAATAAGAAGTTTGTTGTATTACATCATAGTATCTTAGCAGAAGGTATCAATGTAAAGGGTCTTGAAGCGGTCTTGTTCCTAAGATCTATGGATTACATTGGAATATCACAAACTATTGGTAGAGTGATTCGTAAGGGTTGCGAAAATAAGAAATATGGGTTAATATGTGTACCAGTATATTCAAAGGTGGGTATCTCTACTGCTCGTAAAGTACAGGCAGTTGTTGATACTGTATTTGAAAGGGGTGAACCTGCAATTAGTGTGGTAAGAAAATGAGTAAAAACAGACAGATTCATCCAAGTGAATATGCTTCTAATGATTATTGGAAGAATGATTTCTTACATGAAGTACCATATAAACGTGGAAGTAGGCATAATAAAATTGGTATGTGGATCATGTGGACTTTCTATGTTATAGTAATAATACAAGTACTATATGCAATTAGTATTATCCCATTTTTTCCAATTACATTTCTAATGTTACTATTTGGAACATACATATTATTTCAAGGATGGATAGCAAGATGAGTACATCTGTAGTTTTAGTCTCTGGGGGATTTGATCCTATCCACAGTGGACATATTTCATTATTAAGATCAGCAAAACAAATAGCACCTAAGAGTGCCTTAGCAGTTGGTTTAAATTCTGATTCTTGGTTAGCAAAGAAGAAAGGAAAACCATTTATGACCTTAGATGAAAGAATTATTGTTGTAAGAGCATTGCAAATGGTTGATAATGTTCTTGAGTTTGATGATGGTAATGGTACTGCTAATGATGCGATTGCTCAATGCCTTGAAATATATGATAAAGTAATATTCTGTAATGGTGGGGATAAACATAATGAAAACGTACCAGAATATACTTTCTATAATGATGATCCTAGAGTGGTATTCAGATGGGGTGTAGGTGGAGTAGGTAAGAGACAATCATCATCATGGTTATTAAAAGAGTGGGATGATAGAAAAAAGAATGATTACAAACCTTCATATTATCAATGAGAGATACAATTTTATTTGGAGATTGCAAGGAGACTCTATGTGCTTTCTTACCAGAAAGTGCAAGAACTTGTGTTACATCACCACCTTATTATGGTTTAAGGAACTATGGTGATGAAGAGAATCAAATAGGACAAGAAGAAAGTCCAGAAGAATATGTTCAGAACCTAGTAGAAGTATTCAGAGAAGTAAGAAAGATTCTTACAGATGATGGTACTCTATGGTTAAACATGGGTGATAGTTATTATAACTATAGACCTGGTAAAGGTCAGGGATTAGTTAAACAAACTGTATCCAATACTAAACAGGATTTACCAGACAAATGTGCAAGAAGAGGTAATAAGTTAGATGGATTAAAAGAAAAGGATCTTATTGGTATTCCTTGGATGGTTGCTTTTGCCCTTAGAGCAGATGGATGGTATTTAAGACAGGATATAATTTGGCACAAACCTAATCCAATGCCTGAGTCAGTTAAAGATAGATGCACTAAGTCACATGAATATATCTTTCTATTGACTAAGAATAAGAAATACTATTATGACCATGAAGCGATCAAGGAGAAGGCAGTAGGAGAGCGTTGGGGTGGTAATAAACCCATCAACATGAATAACACTAAAGATACTAATAATCAGTTCTCAGGACTCACTAGACCTCGTAAAATGGTCTATGATAAGAGAAACAAACGTAGTGTATGGAAAGTAACTAATAGACCCTATAGAGGGACACATTTCGCTGTATTTCCACCTGAGTTAATTACTGACTGCATCAAGGCAGGGAGTCAAGAGGGTGATATAGTATTAGATCCTTTCATGGGATCAGGAACTACTGCTATGGTTGCTAAATCATTGGGAAGAGATTATATAGGGTGTGAATTACATGAAGACTATGGTAACTTAATACAGGAAAGAGTGCAAGACTTTCATCCAGTTGGTGAAGTGTCACAAGAACCTAGTGTAAATATATTTGATATAGTATAATACAATTATTAAAGGAGGTTTCTATGGTATGTGAAGTAAAACTTTATGTTGCAGGTAGTGTCTTTAATGAGACAGTACATGCTAAGAACTATGATGAAGCAAGAAGGGTAGCACTTGCAAGAAACCCAAATGCTAGGGTAGTATCAGTTAAT